CCGCATCCGACCACTGTGGGACTGTCAGTTTACTACGCTGCAGTCTCAGGCCCTTCGGATGGATTGGCAATTCATCCGAAGGTTCTTCACCAGCTGTTTTTACAGCTTCGTACACAGCTATCCAATTTACCGGACGGCCGCTAGATTGAAGCTCACTTACTGTAAAGTAAGTGTCTTCAAGTCTAGAGAGACTCTTCGACATCAGTGCGTCCCCGGTTTTACGGAGACGTTTCCTAACGCGGAGAGCGGGTGGCTTCTCTTGCAATACATCGCAAGTCCAACCGTCCAGACCATGCAAAGCACGTTGTGGTAACGCCTCTTCGAAGGAAGAGACGACCCCAAGGTCGCCGAAACCGTCTGGAATCTTGTACTCCTGTATTACCCAACCGGGTAATAAGGAATCACGAACGCTAGTATAGACCGCCCACCACTGAGGAGGTATAAAACCATCAAAAAGACGGTTCATCCACCTACGGAGGTTATTGACGACTAACAATTCGTCCGTAACGTCCTCTACACCCTCACGGATGTAGAAGGGTGACACATCACGGCCCTTGAACCAGTGCTTACCGCACGATTCTCGGAATGGCCCGGTCGAGAAACTCTTCTTTCGATTCAGTGTAAAACCGAATCTAATGAGAGTAGCCTCTACGAGCTCAAAGGCATCGCGGGTGACGATTAAGTCATCCCCATATACGCCTATCCGTGTGTCCGGCAACTTAAGGACGTCTATACATGCTGAACAGATCGCATAAAATATCATGCTCTCGAGTTCAAATGTAAAGCCGTTGCCCATAGTCGAGAACTTCTGGTACCGTATTACGGCCCCATTGTCCAAGACGCCATAGTGCGAGCGACAAGCATTCATCGCTTCGTACCAGTCAGGCGGTAAGAACAGCTCAACAACCGATGTGGCAATCGTATCACTCGCATTAGAGAGGTCTATCGTGCAGAGAGGACTTTCATCCTCCCAGCACAACGACCCTTCTTTTGCGAGCAATTGATTCCTTGTCTGGTTTGTGAGATCTACTCCTACCCGTTTCAGACGCTTTCGAATTAACTGCCCAATCCCCCGCTGAATATATATATTCATATCGGGTTCTTTGGCAATAACTCTATCCGTCTTAGCGGTCTTCCGTACAGTGGTTACGCGATTCCCCTTAACGATGTTCACTTCGTTTTGGGACCAGTTGCCTGGCTCTGCCCTATTCCAGGGCTTAATCAAAGATATTGCGATCTTCGAAAGAGTTTCGCATTCCTTTGTAGAGTCGGGTATATTCCCGAACTTATGGTATCGATCACCTTGGGTTGTAGGGAGCCTTGTTGTAGCTCCCTTCCCGTGACCAAAGCGCCGCGCAGCCTCATCCCAATCGAACGGTCCCAAAATCTGAGCGATCTTTCTCTTGATACGACTAACAATCGGATCAAGCTCGGCAGAGCCGAGTCGCCTAAATTCTGTTACCATCCTTTGGTTTGTGTCGCGACACTGATCTTCACTTGCATAAAACTTATCCATCGCAACACGGACAAGTTCGCTCGGGTCTGTGCCTGTTGTTTCAGGGCACATTTTCGATAAGACTTCGGATGCGAAATACTCTAGGGCAAAGTTTATAGGATCCTTCTCAGGATCCGGCTTCGCCGGAGGATACCGCACCAGATCGTCCCAAGAACCAGAACGTGCAAGCTCACGATAAGTTTCACAGTGATCCCCTCTCGCAAGAGAGAGGACCCTTGCTACTATCTCACGTGAACGATCTGGACTCACTCTACTCTGAAGCATATAATGCTTCAGACGTTCGACTTCCCTCCACGCCTGCTTCAAGGTAAGCCGCCGATTAATCCTCATTGTCGTACGCCCTTAAGGCGATATCGCAAATGTGGACCTTCAGTTGCTCAGCAATAATGGCGTGCTCCTGGTAGATCGAGATGATCCACCAGGGCCACCAGTTTGCTTCCTCTAGAACTTGAGGAATCCTTGACACAGAATCGTGAAAGTCAGCAAGCAAAACAGATGCATCTGACGCGTCGTGATACTTACACGACGATAGCAGAGGCACCACCAACCTAACCAGATTGGTACGATGCAGATTAAGGCACCGTTGAAAATCACTCGCTGATATTACTGCCAGACCCTGAGGTCGAGTAGCTTTCGCTTCCAACTGCTTTTTGAAGAGCAGATGGACTTGATCCAGCTTCTCGCTCATGATCGCGCAATATAACATCACGTCCTCTTTCGAGGATGATGTCCCGAGGGATGGAACGAACTGCTTTCTGTTCATAAGTTGCTCCGTTTAAGAGATAAACTAGACCGAGTGACAGTGCAATAAATGCACCGAGGATGGCCAGGTTGTGCACCAGCGTATAACGCTGGTGCGCGCGGCGGGAAATGACACCCCGCCTTATGCGTACCAGCCCTGAGGGCTAGTAGCATACGTGAGGAACGAAGCATTGGCATGGAGATTCTTGACGAAAGCGAAGAGGTTCTTTCGCTTCGCCAAGAGGCTACCATAACCAAAACGGTATTCCACACGGGCTTGGTCATAGAACAGAACAGCGCCAGTAGTGGCGTCCAGGTAGGGAACCCGGAAGACAGCGGAAACGATAGTGAAATCGCCCTTCTTCTTTGCCAGAGTGATGCTCGTGACGCACGTAACACGTGCGGCCTGAGGGTCACCACCGTCATTGAAGCCGACGATATTACCGCTTACGCTATCCGGCGTGAACACAACGTTCACGGGTGTAGCCTGGCCATCGGCCAGGGTGATTGCAGCCAACGAGGGCATGTTTGTATCCTAGGTTAGTAAATGAACCTTCGAGCTGTCTGGCTTAGTAATGCCAGAGACTCAAGGGCGTGAGTAACCGATAAGGGATTCTTGACATGAATGAGATCAGCGGGGGTTACACTAGGGAAACTGTCCAGTACATATCGGTCAGCGTACCTAATCTCCTCTGTATTACTGATCCCATATAAAGAAACTCCGGTTTGGTCCGAAGAAACCAAATCAAGGTACCTCGTTGTATTCGTCGAAGCAAACTCCGTGTAAGTACCCGAGATAAACTCCTTACCTGCAGTTGCAGTAAGGCTCGATAGTACTTTACCAATTGGGAAGACCCAATCGGCCACGAAGGACCAGGGCGTCAGCTCTTCAAGCGTAGCGGGGATATCGAGTAAACCGTTCTTTGCCGCTTCACAGGCAACGCGGTTTACTATCGAGTACCACACTACGTATCTGACACCTACCCTGCCCCTACCCCTCGACCATGCCTTCGTCACAAGGTTAGAATTTCCTTGTATAGAATGCACAACGTCGGGAACGGGGACTGCTTCTTGACCGTATGCAGAAAAGCGCAGACGGGACGGATTGGCTGTAGCCATGTCAGCAAGGTGGTGCGCTGCACCATCAATATCACTGAGCAAGGGTTTCCAACCAAACTCGAATTCAAGCAACCTATTGGCAAGCTTTTGTTGGCTCTGGGATAGACCGCTCCACTTGCGCCTCTTACGCGGATTTTTCCACCGCTTCTTGAGACGTGAAGTGATAACGGGTATCCCTACCTCCTTAGCAAAACCTTTTAGGTTTCCGTGCTTAAGAT